AAACACACCCGCATCTCTGGCCGCCTTCCTGAACTGGGGAGATAGACCGCCTCTATCATCGTATCCCGCCGGGAATGGCGTAAGAGAGAACTCAATAATGTTTGCGTCAACAAACTCAGGATTTCCCTCTTCGTTCTGTTGGATAACAATATCTGAACCGAACCCAACAGAGCCGTCACGAATAGCAGGTGGGTCGTGTGTAAAGTCAGCGATCACGTCAGACTTGATCGAGTTGCCCGTGTTCGGAACGTTTCCAATCAGCCGAAGGAATCCGTCCGAGAAGCGGGCCGCGTTGATCGTTCCGACGTTCGAAAGCTGGTTCTCGTCGTGGTCAAGTTGCATTGGAACTGGATCAGAGAAATTCCGTGCAACAGTTTGCAGGAACGGTTCAGTAATGTCGAACCCCTTCCTCTCACCCGGCTCCATTGCCGCGAAAATCACGTCGATTGATTCTAACTCGTCTTCGTCCTCAGACGAGTAGTTCCGGCGAATGCCGTGCGTATCAAACCCAACTGGCCGATCCTGTTCTGTCGCACCGAATTCAACCGAGAACGCAACGGACTCCGACAGTTCAATAGGATCTACCATATGTAGGAGAATAACGCCAACACGCCCGTCAGATGGGTAAGCAGCGCAGCAAGAAAAATCAGAAAGACCGCGCTCGATCCAGAGATAATAACATCGTGTCTGTTAGTTTTCGACTCAATGAGAGCCACACGCCCTTCGTGTTCAACAAATTCAGATGTATATTTATCACGCAGCATTTCTATCTCGGCTTCCATCTTCCGTGTGCGCTCATCGATCATCGCCGTATTTTGTAGAATCTCAACCTGAATCTCGTTTATTTGCTCTTGACTTTTTTCGTCATCTGTGTCCATTATTCATTCGTCACATCTCCTTGTGGCCGACCATCAGAAGAATCGCGCTCCGGGTTCTGCCGGGACGAGACTTCCTGACCAGCCGAATCCGCACCACCGCCGGTATCCGTTGGAGCGCCACCGTTCGGGTTCTGGATATTATCTCCAGCTCCCCGTAACTGTGCGAGCAGATCAACGATCTCCCCAAGCTCCGATTCATCCGGCAGCTCGTTTTCGGGATCAATTCCGACTCGATCAGCAAACGCCTGCCGAGTCAGGAACCCTTCATTGAACAATTTAATCGCCGAGTCGATCTCCAGCCGCTCTTCATCAGACGAGTGTTGCCCGAATTCGAACGCCGGAGGAAGCTCATCGTAGTCTTCGGGATTGTTCTCCCCAAGAATACTCACGAATATCTGGTATCGAATCGCCTGTTCGATAATCTCCCGATACCGCTGCACTCGCCGGTCGAATTTAGGCATAAGTGTAATCGAGTCGTTTCTCGATACATCCAGGTCCATATTCAATAAGAATCCGGGAACCCCAAGCGCAGCGGCAATCCGTTTCTGAAGGTGTGCGAACGTCGAATCGAGATTCAACATTCCCGCGTCAGATGACGTGCTGGACGTTCCGACAACAGAATGGTCAACGTCGTGGCCGACAGCAAGCATTGAGTCTGGCTCAATGTCCTCAACCGTATCCAACCACTCGTCAATCTGTGGCTGGCTCCACGGGCGATCCTCGGTCCCGAGTTTCCACAGGATCGGCGGATACGCCTTCGTAGAGATAAACCTCGCAAGGTCGATCTCCATATCGCGGAGGAAATCCACCTGCTCCCGACATCGCTCGATCAACGAGTGACCGAAATCATCGCCAGGGTGCTTGTGGAAGTACAGCATCGCAACGTCGTAGCGATCAAACTCGACCGGATCGCCACCATCGACGTTCTCCATCTCATAGCCCTCGATGGTCCCTTTATCATCCGTCTGAATGCTCATTCGCTGCGTCGGAAGCAACTTCGGCTTGAACACATCGTCCTCGACGACGATTTCAACAAATCCGGTCCCGTCGACGAGTGCGTGCCAGACCCACTCTCCGATGACCGTATTGAAATTAGAAGTCTCGACTAAGAGCTTAAAATCAGATATGTCTTCATCCGTCTGCTCCTGATCCGTATAAGGAACGTTGGCCGGTTTAATACTGAATCCAGAGCCGACCAGATAATCGACCAACGTATGTATTGCTTCCCCGACGTGGGGATCTTGATCCGCTATTGCTCGGTGCTGGCGGATGTCCTGTTCTGGCGCGTCGACGGGCTGTGGCCTCCCATCAGATCCACCCGACTGCCGCATAATGGCTTTCGGTGAATCCAATGCGAAGGAAATGCGCCCGTCACTAACGCGCCGCATCATTTCGGCTTTTACATCGCTCATTTAGTAAAGGAGAATTAGTAACGGGTGCTTCGACGACGGTATCTCGATTGATACCCACCTCGTCCCGTCGTGCGTTTTGATCGTTTAGACGCGAACGCGCCTGTCGGTGCTACCTCGCTGCTATCTTTTTCGTCCGAGAAGGGCGGCCCCTTCCCGTTACTGCCCGAATCCGAGACCGGCTCATACTCAATCTCTGGTGCCGGTTTTTCCGCTGGTTGGGTGGCCGGAATTGTCTCTAACCCCGGCGGGAACGACGACATAATAGTCGCCATCGCCATATCGTCCTTTCCAGATGCAGAATACTTTTTGCCCGAGAACTTCGGCTTCTGCCAGTCCTCTTTCTGCTCTTTAACCATCGAGACGAGCTGATCGTACAGATCCTCGTCGTACTTGAGCGTCACCCGACCGTTCCGTAGGGCCGTGTTCATATCGCCCATCATCGTCTTCACAGCGTCTTTATCCGAGAAATTGAACCCAACTACCGCTCGGCCCAACTTCTCCTCAATGATCCGCTGGAACGTCTCTCCGGGACCAGTCTTGTCGATCACGATGTAATCGCAGTCCATCTGTCCGTAGATTTGCGCAATCCGGTGCGCGATGTGGATCGCGTTTCCTCGGTCGGGATCGTCGAGGCCCGCTTCCCGAAGTACGTCGTTATCAATGACTTCGATGTAGCGTTGATCTCGCTGATCTGCCAGACGATCACTAACCGAAACAACCGTGTCGTCGTGGTCGATCCCAATATCGACTGCCATCATCCGAAGTGCGGCTGCATTCGACGGAGTGTATAGGCCGTACCCGTAATCCGGGAACTTAGACTTCTGCATCGATTCATCCACCGACGATTCGGAGAAGAACCGATACGACTCGTCAATCGGACGGCACAGGTACTCTTGTGCGAATCCCTGTGGATCTTTCAGGCGGTCTTCTTCGACCTTCTCAATGTTCAGATCCGGCCGTACGGGGATCGCCGTCTGTTCCTGCAACGAAACTTCAACGTCAATATCCTCGGCGTTCTTGAACGTCGGCTGCTTGATCGAGATGGTGCCTATCCGGTCTCCAGACTCGTCAAATCCTGACTCGGTTCCCCGAGCGTGGTTGTTCATAAACGGGTCGTTCTTGGCCTCTGGAGTCGAGACCTCGACCATCATCCCCCGGCTTCCAAGCGAAACGAAGGGGCTAAACGCCCGAGTCGTTGCGTCTTGGTCTTCCAAGAAGGCCATTTCGTCAATGAAGACCGTCTTGGCGGAATCGTCACCACGCGCACCCGAGGGGTTCCCGGTGTACGCCTCGAAACGAGAGCCGTTCCAGAGCTTAATTTCACCGGAAATGTCCTTTTCAGTCGGAATGTCGATCTTCGCCAGCTCAATCAGCTCGGATATATCTGCGATCCGGGATTGCGCTTGGGCTTCCTTTCTCGAAACAATAGGATAGAATGTTCGAGGGTTCAACATTGCATCGAGCAACATTGAGACGCAAATGATGTACGAGACACCAATCCGCCGCCCTTTGTAGATATTCAACGTCGAAGCCTCGCCGTAAAAGTAGGCGTGCATAATCTTCGGCTGATATGGAGAAAACAGTTCCAAATCTCGTATCTCGCCGGTATCCAGGTCTTTGACCCGGAATATATCCTCGGCGATTCGATCTGGCCGACCAGCCCAACGTTCCCGGATCGTGTCCGGGTCTACGTCCATCTGATCGGCGAATTCTGATACGAGATTATCCATAGATGTGTTTAGTTTTCGTCTTCGTCAGATTCCGCCGTTCCGAGAATGTGAACCGTCATATACCCGCCGTTCGGGAACGTTTCAACGCTTCCGTCCGGGAAGGTCACGACAAAATCAGTCATATACAATCCCGGAACGTCTGTGTCTCCATCGTACCATTGGTACTGCACGACTCCTTCAGATGGATCGCTCACAGACGCAGCTTTACTCAGATGAAAATCGTGACTTCGCTTTTTCATCCGTAGCTCAACGGACGCACCAGTCAGAGACATCGGCGTCCCATCACCGTCACGCAGGACGGCTTCTAATACCGGGGACGTATCGCCCCGCTTCATTGTGAATATAGACATAGTGTTGATTACTCCGTTGAATTTCGAGTATCCAGAAACGCCGCCGAGTTCTCCGAATCAGTTGCTCGCGCAATTCGTCCACGGAGGCTTCGAGCAAATGCCGACGCCGGATTTGTAGCGATTACCAGATCGTCTCCAGATAGCGCAACTGCAACCGGACCACCGTAGCTCATCGTAGGTGCTTCGCTTGACGAGAGCTGTGCGACATCAGTTGTCGCCGTGAATATCGAATCCGCCGATGTAATTCGTCCGAGAAGGGCCAGCGTCGTTGAATCTACCGATGCCGCGACACCACCTGGACTCGGGGTTATCGGATCGGTGCTAACCGTGATCGAGTCCGAGTCAACCGATGCAGAAACCGGACCGGAATTAGCAGTTGGAATAATGACTCCCGTAACGATCGGAGCTGTATCAACCAGAATACGTAGACCACTTCCCGTCGTCAGCAGGCTTCCCGAAGCAAATAGTTCCCCAGAAACCGTTTCAGCGGCCACATCACCGATAATCGGGGAAAGTAGGCCGTAACTGGCTGTAATAGCGTCAGAATCGGCTAAAACAGCCATATCGCCCGGAATGGCCCCAATATCGCCATAATTGGCCGTAACAGCGCCCGAATCACTCGAAGCAGCGACATCCCCCGAAACGGTGTTAATTGTGCCCGGACTCGACAAGATGTGGCCGGGATTCAGTAATGCGAGACTCCCACCGAATAAATTGACCGAAATGGCACCTGTACTGAGGCTTCCAGGCTCCAACATCGGACTATTCGTGCCAATAGAGATGCCAACGTCGGTCTGTTGAACTGAGACAGATCCAGAAGATCCGCTCGCTGTCACACTACCGGGCACCGTTCCCGGAATGAGTGCTTGCGAACCGATCTGTCCTGGTTGAAGCCGTACACCGGCCCCCGAAAATGACGCTGCATCGTTCACCTGTAGACTTGCACTCGCAGGCTCAATCCTACCGGACGTAGCACCCGCGACAGCCGATCCGTCTGGAGCCGTGAGTGATACATCACCGGGATCGTTTGAAGCCGTCAGCGGGCCAGCAGACGGTACTGGTGCGTATGCAGCAGATGTTATTGGAGTAGCCCCGTCAAGCTGAATGACGATCCCTTCCCGAACTGAAACGCTATTCGAACCAGTTGAGAGCGTACCAGCATCAAGTCTGGCAAATTCATCTTGCTCAGCGTTGATCGGACTTGCGAATAATCCGAGAGGGACTGGATCAAGTATTGCTGCATTTTCTGTAGACTGATCTATAGAAACTTCAACAACGGCTGGAGCAGATTCGTCAACAGAATTATAACTGGTAACAGCATAATGCACGGACTCATTGTTAGGAGTGTATAAATCATCGTATGATTCGATACTCACATCAGCAAGTTGGTCGTAATCTGTAGGAAACGTTGGCTGGTTGACTATAGATCGATATACATTAAATCCATCAGACTGATCTGAAGCATCTGTCGTATCAGTCCACGACAGTTGAATTGGGGTCGAACTGAATGTATCAAATACAAGCGTATTTCCGCGTTTAACCCCAAAATTAGAATTTATTACCGATCTAAACTCGTAATCAGAAACCGGATCAAGATCAGAAACGGTTTCAGAAAACGAACTATCTTGCGTTACATTCTGAATAGTCGTTTGATTAGGAAACCCCGTTCCAACTTTTCCGTAGTCAAACCAAAACCCCACAGAGGATTCTCCTCTGATAACAACGTCACCACTTAATGTTGCTGACCCGTCCGTGACTGAAGTGGCTTGTCCGGTAGTAGTAGAAGATTCAAACTCATAAATATCAACGTGTGCATCAAGACCATCTACATTTTCTTCTATAACGACATTTGAAAGCTCTGTGGAAACGTATGAGCCGCCGCCACCACCAGCGCCTTCTTCGGATGTATCACCAGAGTATCCACCCCCACCGCCAGAGTATCCACCAGCACCACCGCACGCCCCCCATCCTGTGCTTCCATCTGTTGCTCCGCCGCCCCCAAAGCCACCATCAGGGTATGAAACACCATCACCGCCGCGTCCACCGAGAAGAAACGACTCACCACCAGAACCACTAAGACTTCCCTTTCCACCGGACCCACTAAAACCTCCGCCAGAACCGGCTCTATCTCCAACAAGTCCCCCGCCATATCCATTAGACCCACCCGAACCGAAAGAAGAAGAACCAAATCCATCTTTTCCATCTTCTATTAATGAAGCGTGTGCAGAGTTCTGTTGATTAGTTGTAGTGCCAACACCATATCCACCACCACCACCAGCAACAGCAAGAAGTTCGACAGTCTGTCCATCTACTGTCGTATGAGTCCCAGACGGTGTTTCTCGGGCAAGGAATGTACCACCACCGCCACTCGGTCCTTCTGCGTTTCCGTCGATGCTTCCATCTTGTCCGACAAGAATTCGGAGACGCTCTGAAGAATCAAGTGTAACTGCTGCTTCTATTTTTGCACCGCGTCCACCCACTCCAGATCGAGAGCCAAGCCCACCAGTAGCACCAACTAAAGTAATTAAATACGTTTTAGATTCAGGCGTCCATCTTTGAATGCCTGATGAACCAACTACAACTTGATTTTCAAGAGCTGTTCCCGAGTATGCAGCATCAATATCACTTTGTGTTGGGCCTAATCGCCCGGATGATCCAGCAGATGTAAATATCATTTATAGAAATTGTGTACTTAGATTTGTTGGAGCTGATGGTGGATCAACAAGTGCAAGTTTTGGGGCCGTACTTCCATTTGTCCCGACTCCAACTACAGAATAGTCTGTAGTTCTGTTTCTGGTTGTATGTAACCCTGAAATACCAGATGAATGTGTTGAATCTGTGATTTCCATTTGCCAATTAGTCGGTTCAGGGCTTCCATCATCCCAATATTTTGCTTTAAGATTGTTTCCATTAGCCCGTAATCGAAGCCAATACCAGTTATTTAACTCGAAATTTTTACTGTCGTAGGCAAGTGTATTGTTAGAACCGACTAATCGTACGTAGCTATCTTCAATTTGCAGCCAGTATCCTTCTGTTTTTGCCGTTGAACGAAGACGTATGCCGTGAGTATAGACATTATCTTGTGGACGCAATTTAACAACTATCTCAATATCTGATTCTTCGTGACCGTTGCCAGACCAATATGCCATATAATCGTTAAATTCCGGATCAAATGTAGCATATTTTCCCTCTTCGACGGAGGTATCTTCATATATTGTAAAAGTACCCGTGTCCTCAATTACATACCAATCAGAAGGCTCCGAACCTGTTGCGTATTCTGAAAATTTTGTAAGATATTGTGCCATTAATTAATTGACCAATTATCGCGTCCGAACCGTTCATTAAGAACAGGAATTACATTTTCTCGATGGTCAGCAAGTGTATGAGAGTCGTGATATAGCGCGGTAATTTCGTTAAGCGCGTCCCACGCATCGGTTCCTTCACCCCAAACGTGAACAACACGCCATTTTTCAGCGTCATTAAACGAAAGAATGTGATTAAATTCAGCTTCCTCTATTTCTCCTCGACCAAACGGACCAGCACTCGAAAACCCGCCAAGACGGTCTTCATTCAGAATGTATTTTGGCCCAGACACGATCTCGCCGTTTTCGTCTTCTGGATACTCTACAATAGGTAGAACAAACCACCGATCATATGTTTGAGCCATAATATAGTGCCGTTTAGTTCAGCGTCAGCAGGCCGTCAGCGTCGATCTCAATCGTCACATCGCCACCATTCGCCGTCAGCGGGAAATCAGCCGACGTGACATAGGCCACGAGCGGGCTGTTCGTATCGTCCGAAACTTGCTTGAAGACCAGGACGCCCTGAATCGCATCGCCGTCGAGACCGAGGAAGCTTAGGTCGCTCGCATCTGCAACAGCTCGGTTGTTCGAGTT